AAGATCTTGATCAGGTGGTCCTCGTCCTGCACATCGCCGGAATCGTGCCATCTAAAAAACTTTGATTTTTTTGAATTTATTATTTTAGCCATTGCTCCTGTCCAAAGCGGATTTCTAATTGCCTTCAGGCGGAAGTATTGCGCATCCTGGACAACTTTAAAAACATAGCAGCCCTTCAGAGCGTAGCAGCCATGACAGACAGAGCCTGGCACCTTCACCAGCTTAGAGCCCGTCTTGCATTCTTTAGCTGGTAACCCGTAGGCCCAGCCTGGCATCTTGGAAGGTTTACTCAAGCTTCCTGTAATCTTTAATGCTTCACTTGTTTTCATATTTCCTTTCTAAATGCCCCGTTGAAGTTTTGAATAGCGCTACGGGGCCAAGGGCTAATACTTAAACTATATCCTATAATCTCCTTCATGTCAAGCTTGTGGCTTGAAGCTTGGGCCCTTACCCTGGCCCAGAGGGTTGGCCAAACTCTTCACAAGCCGGTTGCATGTGCCTTAGCTCACTAATAGCTTGACCCCAGATCCATGAGAGAGTGCTAGCATTTTTCATAGGACATTTCCTATCTCTAATGGATCAGGGCTCAAGCTGGCGCTATTAACACCAGATTAAACCAAGCAGTTATTATCAAGGCTCATACTCAGGAGCCGTTGTCAAATAATTACTACTTGCTTGCAAGTCTTAATGAGGACTGTCCATTTCATAATTACTTGACCTGTTTAATATATACACTTGACAATCGTTTGTCAATAGGATAATCTGGGATAAATAACGAAAGGATAAACAATGCCAAAAACAATGACAAAATATCAACTGGAACACTTTAAAGACAAAGTAAGACGAAACTTTGAACCATTGATAAAGGAACAAGAACTGTTGGTGAAACAGTTTAGGACTGAAGCTACAAATAAGATAGTCGGAAAGCTCGCTAAAAAAATGGGCGCTGATAAAATCTTAGATAGCTTTAGGAAGGCGGAAGCACAGCTTAAAAAAGCTCAAGATGACGCTAGAACCTTCTTCAAAAAGAAGGCGGACAAAGATAAAAAAGAAATAAATAATTATCGCTTTGACCGAGACGAAAGGTTATCGCTGTCCGATTGTGAAGAACAGATGAAGGACTGGGCTAGGGAATTGGTTGACGCTGAAATCAGACGAAGACCTGAAGGCGCTAAACTAAAACAACTAGAACAGTTGAGACAACACTCAATAGATACAGTTATGGAAAGCGGAACACCTGAAGAGTTAATCAGGCAACTAGACAATACAACCAAGAAGATTGGTATTGCTTGGATTGTGGATACTTCCAAAATAAAACAAATAGAGAGTTAATATGATTGAACTATTTTTGGAAGCGCCAATGGAACTTCAATTGTTGTTGCTCGGTGGTCTTTGTGCCGTGGGTGTTATTGCATACTTCGGCATTAAAGGAACAGACGAAGCAATTGATTTCAATAATCGTTATAGACAAGACGAAAAATGGCGCAAGGATAACTAACCAATAAAAAGCGGGGCGGTTGCCCCGCTTTTTTTATATCCACACAAACCCAAAATGAACACATAGTGTATTGACATAACTAGGAAAATCCTATATCCTAGGATGGTGGCTGGGGACGGCGGTGGTATATTAACGTTCACGGAGAACGGCGCAAGAACAAAAGTAAACTGTCCATTTTGGGTCGCGCCGGGTGAATTGGCTTGATTTAAATAAAGGAGTATCCTATAACAGTTATAACAACGGAGGAAACATGAACACAAATGAAAGAATATCTAGATACTTCAAACACGAAGGCGGTCTAATGTTTGAGGATAATATAAAAATTCCGCTCGGCATTGTATGGAGAGCGGCTTTAGTTATGGGGAGAGAGAACAACCAGAAGTTTTGGCTAGAGATAATCAGAATGACGAAGCAAGATAAACGGTTCAAGGCTAAGAATGTATAAAACAATTCGACACCAATATTCAAAACGTAGATTTAGTAAAGTTCAGCGTGTAAGCATTTTCCCCAATGCCTACGCAATTAGAGACTACAAGACTAAGAAGCTACATCACATTGAATATATATCGCGAGGCCGTTGGAAGTTTTACGGCAGGCACTTCAATAAACTTGCCGACATAAACTGGCGGCACGTATGTCAATAGACTGACTGTTCATAATGGGTCGGCGCCCTGCGGGCGCCCGGCTCATTCGGCCCTTCGGGCCGGGCATATCTCGGCCCCTTCGGGGCCTCGAGGGGTCCCAAACCGATCCAGGAATTAAAACCTTTTTTTAACGTCAATCACCCTTTTTGCAAAAGGGGTCCCAATACTGTACAGTATAGTGTAAGTTTTAGAGATAGACGTCCCTAAAATACTTTTTAAGTTTATGAATATAGACCCAAAAAAATTGCAGAATTTTGAAAAGCTTCCGGCTGATGTAAGACGTGAGTTCAGTTTATTAATGAATCAGTGGGAGAATAAAAAATCGACTCAGAAAGTACAGTCAGATTTTATGTCTTTTGTAAAACATGTTTGGCCTGATTTCATTGAAGGAAAGCATCACAAAAAAATTGCGGAAAAATTTAACCGAATCGCATCTGGTAAAATTAAAAGAGTTATTATTAATATGCCACCAAGACATACAAAGTCTGAGTTTGCATCTTATCTATTACCTGCCTGGTTAGTGGGCCGTAATCCAAAATTAAAAATAATTCAATCAACACACAATACTGAATTAGCTGTAAGGTTTGGACGAAAGACCAAGAACCTAATGGACTCGCAAGAATACAAACAGGTTTTTGAAACAAGGCTCAAGGAAGATTCGCAAGCTGCAGGAAAATGGGAAACCGAACAAGGTGGTGAATACTATGCTGCCGGTGTTGGATCTGCAATTACTGGAAGGGGTGCTGATCTATTAATTATTGATGACCCACATTCTGAACAAGACGCATTAAACATGCAAGCATTAGAACGTGCGTATGAGTGGTATACTTCTGGACCTAGGCAACGTTTGCAGCCAGGTGGTACAATTGTTTTAGTTATGACTCGTTGGCATCAAAAAGATTTAACGGGAGCTTTAATCAAAGCACAAAAAGAACCTAAAGCTGATCAATGGGAGTTAATAGAGTTTCCTGCTATCTTACCAAGCGGTAAACCGTGCTGGCCAGAGTATTGGAAGTTAGATGATTTACAAGCTGTTAAAGCAACATTACCTGGATCAAAATGGAATTCACAATACATGCAAAATCCAACTTCGGAAGAAGGAGCACTGATCAAAAGAGAATGGTGGCAAGATTGGGATGCAGATGATCTTCCAGCATTAAGACATGTTATACAATCTTATGATACTGCATTTATGAAAAAATCTTCTGCCGATTTTTCTGCAATTACAACTTGGGGCGTGTTTCAAAAAGATGAAGACTCAGGTCCTTGTTTAATGTTGATTGATGCATGGAAAGGTCGAGTCGAGTTTCCAGAACTCAAGCGTATCGCATTAGAACAATACGGATATTGGCAACCTGAAACAGTTATCGTAGAATCTAAAGCATCGGGGCTACCCTTAACTTATGAGTTGAGAAAGCAGGGAATACCTGTTATAAATTTCTCACCATCAAAGGGAAATGACAAGCATACTCGCGTCAACTCAGTTTCCCCATTGTTTGAAAGTGGTAAAATCTGGGCACCTACTCATATGGAGTTTGCTCAAGATGTTATCGAAGAGTGTGCTGCTTTCCCTTATGGCGATCACGATGACTTGGTCGATAGTATGACACAAGCTGTGATGAGATTTAGACAAGGTGGTTTGATAGAGCATCCTGAAGATTACAAAGAGGATCAAGGACCACGAAAAGCAAAGAAGTTTTATTAATATGGAAAATAGTTACGAACAACTTATAGACGATTACAACAACGGTATTTTAGTAGAAGCCGGAGAAAGTTTAACAGATTACATTAATAGAATGGGTGGTGTAAAAAAAGCTAATGGTGGAATTATAACTGCATTAAGAATTGGTTTAGCTAACGGATCTGAAGAAGAAAAAGATAAAACAATAGAAGAAATATTAAAAGAGATAGATGAAGAAAAAACTTCATTCAATCCTTTAAAAGCGCTTAAAAAGTATTTAATAGAGCAAGCGGGTGGCGGTGAAAGTAGAATAAAACAAGCTAATGGATCTTTAAGTCCAGATGAATTAGCAGCTCTAGAAGAAGAAGTTAAACAAAACCCTACGATGGTTAATGAAATTACAGATATAGAATTTGGTGTTAACAAACCAGGTCCAGCTACAGATCAAGGTCCTTTCCCTATGGATAATGAAAAAAGAGATACAATAGTTGATATGTTAAATATGGGAACAGACATTGCTGTTATTAAAGAAATTACAAAAGCAACAGATAAAGAAATGGATGAAGCTATTGATTTCTTTAAATACGGAGCAGCTGGATTTCCAATTCCAAGTTTTGACAGTTCTGGGAAAATGACTGATGATGGTTTATACAAAGGAAGAGAGAGTAGACCTGAAAGTAAAGCTAATGGCGGAGTAGCTGGAATATTGAAGGTATAATGAAATATCCTAAAACAAATCTGTTGCCTCCAAAATCAGGCCCTAATCCTCAAGGCTTGAATATATCCTATAATACTGTTAAAGAGGTAAAGGAGAAAATATATAATGGCGGACAACGTAGACAAATCATTACCAAACACAAGAAGCGAAGTTAAGATACCATCTCAAGAGGAGATCACAGAAAAAGTACAAGAGAAAGTTACTGAAGAAGTAACAGCTCCTGATGGTGTTGAAACAATTCAAAATGAAGATGGATCAGTAGATGTAAACTTTGATCCTAGAGCCGTTGCCCCTGCAGAAGGTGATGAGCACTATTCTAATTTAGCCGAGTTCCTTGGTGATGAGATTCTTGATCCATTAGGCACACAACTACAAACAAACTTTGAAGAGTATAAAGAATCTAGAAGAGACTGGGAAAGAACTTATACTCAAGGATTAGATTTATTAGGATTTAAATACGAAGACAAAACAGAACCTTTTCAAAACGCTAGTGGTGCTACGCATCCAGTCTTAGCAGAAGCGGTTACACAATTTCAAGCTTTGGCTTATAAAGAATTACTCCCGGCCGAAGGACCAGTAAGAACAGCGGTCGTTGGAAAAATTACTCCAGAAAAAACTCAACAAGCAGAAAGAGTCGAAGATTATATGAATTACGAACTTATGGAAAAGATGCCAGAGTTCGAACCTGACTTTGATCAATTATTATTTTATTTACCTTTAGCGGGTTCAGCATTTAAGAAAACGTATTACGATGAATTAATGAATCGTGCAGTTTCTAAATTTGTACCAGCAGATGATCTGGTTGTTCCGTATACGGCTACCTCATTAGACGATGCGGAAGCAATCGTTCATGTTTTAAAAATGG